GGAGAAGAGTCAGAGGTGTCCTTGCTACACCAAAAAACACGCCTGTTCGATTGCCTTTCGAATAATTACACTTAGCACACGCGCTTAAAAGGTTCTCAGGTTGGTCGTCGCCGCCCTTGCTTATCGGTATCACGTGATCGACAGTAGTGGCATCTCTTCCGCAGTATTGGCACACGTAGCCATCTCGAATAAGTATCCGCTCACGTATCTTTGACCAGGCTCTAGTGCCTCCGTTAGCCCTTGCTGACTTAGCTGGCATCAGTGGTAGCCGTGTTTCTGAAAGAATCTCCATGCGTTGCACATAGATCCATATCGTCCCTTGATATAGCGAATGCTCCAGTCCACCATAGAGAAGCCATCGAGTCGTCCGTACTTGGCGTTCTTCATTTGGCCTAGACCGTAATGAGATCCGTTACGTGCGTCCACTCTCCAGTTACTCTCTTTAGTAATCAACGCGTGGAAGCAGTTGAACTGCTCAAAGTTCACTATCCTCGAATGTGCATAGAGCTTGAGAGAGTCAGCCTTTGGCGCTGCTTTGGCCTCTGTTGTAGCTGATAGCGTGAAGAGTCCGATGGACACAGAGATGGCCAATAAGTTTTTTATATTTATTATCTTTTTATTTATCTTTATCTTTAAAAGATTATCTTTTAAGTATAACGATCGCCCCTGACAAGTTGTCAAGGATTGAGGTTTGTGTGTCGTATCGTCCACAGGTGACTGTGCATAAGTCTGTGTATAACTCATCGCACGTGTCCTAGGTTGCTCCGGCGCATCGCCTCGACGTTTTCTTCGCCCATTCCAACAAGTACGCAAGGCATGAAGATTCCCTTTGTTTCGCCACTTGGAGTCATGAACTTGAGATTAGAGGGCAAGATGAGAAAGCCGTCTCCTTTGACCCAGAGCGTATCGAACCATCGGGCTTTGGAGACTTGCACCAATGCGATGCCGTTGCCGTGAGCGATGAATTTGTTAGCCCATGGAGTGACGTCTGAGTAAGGTGGATTACACCAGACTCGACCCTCCCAAGGCGTAGCCAATCCGTCGTCGATCACACTCAGGAATCGCTTAGCTGGTATCCATGGGACGCCGTTAGGTGGCGCAGACACGTCCATATCGTAGGTAAGCCCCAGAGACGTAAATATTGTCGGTGGTGTGTAGTAGTCATCTGACGTACCGTGATCGATGTCGTCATGACCGAAGTCAAGATCTAGTCTGTCACTCAAGGCCGGCCACCAGCCCATCATCGACTAATTTGACCGAGAACGTCCCACATCCGGCGCATTGGGCGAACCACTCGTGCTCCGTAAGTTCTTTGCCCTTTGTGATCAGATGCTCTTGGCGTGCATCACCACAGAGCTTCTTGCAGATCGAGCAATCAAATCGCAGCAGTGGCATATGTGCTCCTTGCTAGATTCTCGATTGGATTCAAGTTGCCCTGATCGACCCACCAAGAGTCCTGACGCGGATTCTTAAAGCGCTTGCGCTTGGCAAAGGCGACCGGCAGCCATCCGACGATGAAATAGGTCGGAGACTTTCCAACCACCAGAACGGCTACGTCGTCGTCTCGATCATATGGATAGACGATCAGATTGCCTCCGGTGTAAGACGTCCAGCGAACCTCGATGCCCTGACCTACGTCAGCTCGTCTCTTGCCCTTGTTATCGTTAATGTCATAGTCGATTCCAAAGTATCTGGCTACCAGTAACTCAGCAGCTAGTGATTCGGCATATTCCACGCATCGTTCGTGATTGTTGAGCTTTGAGTTGTATTGGATGCCGTTACCAAGTGATCCGGATTGTGCAAATACAACGTCTGAAGCTCGTCGGTGGATAGCCCACTCGTCGGCTTCGGTGACTGTCATTTTCTGCATTTTGCACACACCCAGATGACGATTTCTTGGCCATGATCTCTGATCGTTAAACCTTCGGCAGTTGTCTGCCATTCCAGGCATTCATCGCATCGATCCAGCGCAGTTGTAGTTATTGATCCGTCGTCGTGAATAACAGACGCGTATCCGTCTTTGATGAAAGTGATCTCTCCCATCAGACTTGAGGCTTCCATTGTCCGTCTGAGGTCAGTACGTACCACGCTGGCGCGCACTGCTTGGCCTTGACCTTCTCGACGCACATATAACCGCCCCAGCCTTTACCGGTTTTAGCTGATGTTCCTTCTTTCCAGATCATGTGACCATGAGCGCACATCGGAGCAGCAGCTACTTGTACGCCTCCAAGAGTTCCCTTGATCTCATCGAGGGCAGTTCCGAGAGTCGGAATACCAGCCTGTTCTGCCTCTTCACGTGTTTTAAAGGATGGGACGTCTCCGTGCTTTGTGTTCCAGTAATCGTAAGCCACCGCAGAATCTTGAACAATCTGTGAATCGATTTGCTCGACCTGTTGCATATTCTGGACTGTCGGACGCTTATCCGTACCTAACACCAAGCCAGCGCAGCGGCCAATCGCGGAGGTACAAGTGTCTTCAATAAACCATTTTTTCATCTGGACGTTGTAGGTGTTTACGTTGCCGAAGGCGTAGTCGATACCGGCTGGCTCATGATCTTCGTAGTTGCGATAGATCCGGCACTCGACTAGCACGTAGCCCTTCTCAAGATTGACGTCCATAATCGAAGTGTGGATTTTGCCCTTTGGATAGGTAGCCCAGAATCGTTGAATCCTTGCAGCTACATCCTCGTAGTTATCTAAGAAGCTCACTTTGTGACCGCCTTAGCTGAGATGTGGCGTGATACAGATCGTCCGCGACGATAGCCCTCGCGCTGGCCTTCTTTGTAGCCTATTGAATAACTTACGACCGCCCAGAGAATACAGGCGATAGCCATGAGGACGAATAGTCCCAGTTCACTTGTTGTCATTTTGCTCCCGTGGGAGCCTTGTCGAATGCTCCCAGATACAGAGTGACATCGATGGCTGACATTTTCAAGATTGGCCTCGGCGTGTCTATTTCTTGAGAGCGATCTCCAGCAGTATTTGATCTAAGCGTGCCTCAATCCGAGAAACTTGATCCTTCAGGCTGTTGCCACCATTGGGAGATAGTTCCCGCATGATCGACTTCACCATGAATCTCATTGACGAATAGATGGCAGTAAGCAGCGCAATAACAAGCCCACCTACCGCCGTCCATTCGCCTACGTTCACTTCTTCGAACCGAGAACGTCGTTTGGATTAGCCCAGCGCGTAAGCATTGGCACTATTCCAGCGACAAGCCCCATTGCTAAATCTTTTGGATTTGTATTGCCAGTAAGATAAACGGCCAACATTCCGGCCACTGATGATCTAGCCCATGATGCAGCTAGTGCTTTATATTGCGCGCTCAATTTGAGTCCGCCCAGGTGATAACGTTAAAAGTAAAAGACGGTGTAGTTCCCTCTATAACGTAAACTACACGTAAGTTATCTGTAAAGGCACTTGTCAGGCGGATTACTTCTCTAGTTACTCCGCTTGCTGTGGCGAAAGTAGCGATAGTGTTGTAATTAGTACCGTCCACCGTATCTTGTACAGCTACGCTAAGTGATGGCAAAGTACCACTAGCTGCCGTTACATTTAATTGTAAAACTAATTGTCGTGCCGCTGCAAAACCTGTAACCGCTGTACCTGCCGCTGTAGTAGTTCTTGCAGCTGATGTTAAAAGTGTGACAGTGCTTGCAGGTATATTCGCTTGTTGAATATCACTCATTTCTTCTTCTCCTTTTTTGGCTTTGCCTGTGGAAGTGGCTCGACCACTGGATATTCTCCTGCATAAGGGACGAGCTTTGGCCTAGCGAAACCGACGATTTCCTTGCCCATATACCGGCGCTTAATCATTACCATTCCGCCGTTACGTTGATCTCCATCGCCGGACGTGTTGCCTTCGATGCACAGCACGCTTGTCTGGCCTACTTTAACGACGATTCCGATGTGGCTTATTCGATCGATGCCATCGTGTGGAAAGTCCATGAAGCAGAGATCGCCTAGCTGCGGCTTATCCTCAATCCAGCGACCAAGCTCTTTCATCTTGTGAGCACCAGCAGCCGTTGAAACCATCGATGTGATCTTGACCTTAGCTTGATCGAAGCACCAATTCACAAATGATCCGCACCATGGTAAGCCGTCGGCCTTTGTGAACTTGCCATACTTCGTCAGATTGTCGCCTTCTTCAATCGTGCCGACTTCAGCTAGTGCAACTTCAATAATCCGAGCAGCAGTGCCTTCTGGATACATTAGAGCCCAAGTGCCTTCGGATCTATTCCTAAAGCCGTTAGTTTCTCAGCAGCATCGACTTTGGCAGTTTCTACCGCTTCGGCTTCTGCCAGTCTTGCCTGTTTAGCAAGACGATTTGCAGCCCATTCAGCCACTGTTACTTCATATTCGTCAGCAGTTAATTGTGTATAGCCAGATTCTTCATCGCCTACTTGAAGAGTCAGATTTTCTTCTTTGATTACTTCAATCATTTCATTGAGTGTTGTCATTATGCTTTCGCCAATCCATAGATAGATAACGTTCCTGTAATGTTTGATGATCCGCTAAACAACACAAAGCCTGTGTATGTTCTAGCCGTTGATGCACCGCCTTGTGAAATTGAACCTTGACCATTTTCACTCGAAAAGTATTGTCCATTTAATGTTGCCATTTCTGAAGCATTACCGACTAGATTTACATAAAAATAACCACAACCTGGTGCAGCAGTAGAAGATGAATCACGAGATAATCGCAACTGATTTGCCCCGTTTGATGGCTCATTTGCGACAGTAGTATTCAAATAACTGGCATATATTGAACTTCCGTAATATCCACCGACTTGTTGCGTGTTTGTTGAATACATAAATCTTAAAAATAAATCGTCACCACTTGTTGCTGCATATAGTGACTCAATAACAAATAAATAATTATAATAACTTGAAGTGAAAACGCCAGCAAATTCTTGTGTTGCTACATTGGAAAACGATGTTCTTGAAATAAATGTCATTCCGCTTGCCGCAGCTGCCGGTGTCGCCCAAGCTGGAGCGCCCGACGCGACTGTAAGCACTTGACCCGTTGATCCAATACCTAGACGATTAAAAGTTCCTGAACCAGTGCCTTTAATTAAATCGCCAGCCGTCGTGATTGCAGTTGCCATTGAATTAGTGACTGTAACATCTCCTGAAGTGCCTCCGCCAGAGATACCTACGCCAGCAGTAACGCCAGTTATGTCTCCGACTTGTGGAGTGACCCACGTAAAGTCCATACTGGTATTAGATGTCTTCGATAAGACTTGACCAGTTGTGCCTCCAAGCAGCTCTGACATCGATGTGTCCACGGCTTGGCCAAAAGTGTTAAAATCAGCTGGAAGATTTGTAACGAGCGAACTGCTCGTCGGCATGACCCAGCCGAAGTTTGTAGTTGGATTGGCCATCGTTTCTCCTTAATTGACGACTAATGCGTCTGCATAGTCAAGTGTAGGGCTGAGCGTGTTGAAAGTTTCGGCGACACTTACATCTTGCCATTCCATAGCCTGGAGTGAGAAAGGCAGCGGAGACACGATCAAAGTCACCGATAGTTCATTAAACGAAGCCTGGAATCGCCAGCCCTCTACAAAGCCCAAGAAGTTTCCAGACTGCATATTTGCCGGCAGATTAGAAAGTGAGATTGGCTGACCCATAAATACGTTGATGAGAGCGTCTCTATCTGCGTCATCGACCTCCGGATTTGTTAGGGCAAAAGTGATCGACTCCAAGAATGCCTGCGGCTGGGCTCTGAGCGTTAAATAGAAATCGGCCTGATCATTGGCGTCGGCTGCGTGTTCCAGCGAGGTTGTAATCTGCTGAGCCAGTTTTCCGTATAGTCCGATTGAGGTTGCATCCGTAGCCGTCTCCGTTCCGGACTTCCAGACAATAGAGACGTCGTTGCGAATATCTCCGGCCTTAGTTTGGATCTTGATTCCACGCCCGAGAGCTTGATTAGCGTCAAGATCGGTGTATCCATTTGTCGCCAGATACGTTGATCGATGCGTCGAATCTGCATAAGAGATCTGACCTTGCGCATTCTCGTAAAGATAGCCGAGGCCAGACGTAGCAAGATCGGCTACAAGATTCCAAGTTACCGTCTGGTTTGATCCACGAGCTGCAAGTTCGTAATTGCCTGGACGATCTATCTCTCCAAGTCCCG